CGGGACCGGCCTGCCTCGCAAGGGAGCGGCGGCGTCGCCTCCGGCTAAGGGTGAAGTCCGCTCGATGAGTGCGGCCGACATCTACGCTCTGGCGCAGTCGTTGTATCGTCGCTGACGTTGCGCTACCGTTGCGCTGCGCGGACTACCCCTTTGCGGCGTCCTGTAGCGGCATCCGGTAGCGGACACGCCCCCACAACCGACCAACAACCGCAAGGAGGGCATCATGCCCATCAATGCGTCGATTCTTTCGACTACGCTCCAGCTGTTGCGCGACAAGTTGATCGACAACAGCTTCGTCAGCCACCCGCTCTTCCGCGCCATCGAGCAGTCGGGCAACCTCGTCAAGGTCAACGGCGGTTCGCGCGTTGAGCAGCCCGTGATCTTCGGCGACCACAGCCAGATCAGCGTCTTGAACAACGGCTTCGAGCCTGTCAGCTTGGCGGTGACCGATCCCTTCAACGCCGCGAAGTACGAGTACGCGAACTTCACCCAGCCGATCGTGTTGTCCGCTGTGGAAAAGGCTGCGAACAAGGGCGACCTCGCCGTTGTGAACATCCTTGAGAGCAAGATGAAGAACGTCATGCTCTCGCTGAAGAAGGCGGTCAACGAGCAGGTCATCCGGGGCACCGGGACGATCAACACGCTCCAGACGCTCAACGGCAACGGCACGACGACTGTCGCCCCCAACACTACCGGCTGGCTCGAAGGCGTCGCGCGCAACAGCCAGGTCGACGTTGTCGGCGGTTTGGCCAAGACCACGTTCCGCGGTCAGAACTGGTTCAACCAGTTCTTCAACAGCGGCGCGAACTTCGACCTGTCGCACCTGGACCAGCTGATGATCAACTGCCAGCTGTTCCACCCCGGCGGCAAGTTCCCGGACATCATCCTGATGAGCCCGGCCTGCTACGGCGCCTTCCAAGCGCAGCAACAGTCGCAGGTGCAGTACATCAGCGCGTCCGACCGTTCGAGCCTCGATGCTGACATGGTCGGCATGTGGCGCGGCGCGAAGATCTACGTCGACCCGAACCTCGGCTTCACCGCCAACGCCGGTTCGGCGATGGGTGCGCTGCCTGTCTCTGCCTACGCGTTGAGCTCGGACATGTTCCAGCTCTACGCGGACGTCGATGGCTGGTTCAGCCTCAGCGAGATGATGCCGGTTCCCGGTACCGCCACTGAGGCTGCGCAGGTCTTCTGTCGCATGCAGCTCGTGACCGGCCACTTGGCCAGCCACGGCGTTCTCATCAACGCGGAGGCCTGATCCACATGGCTACCTCGACTCTCATCCAGTACCTGCCCTCTGGTGAGCTGGCCGATACCTCCAACCGCAGCCAGACCGAAACCTTCGTCGCGCGCGAGACCCTCGCCGTCGGTGACTGGGTTGCGTTCGACTACGCGGCGACCGACATCGGCAACATCACCCGCGGGATCTTCAAGGCCGACGGCAACAGCAGCCCGGTGCGCACCCCCTTCGGCGTCGTCATCGGCTCCGCAGACCGGGACGCCAGCGGCACTCCGCTGTTCACCGCTGGTAGCCGCATCATCGTCTGCATCAGCGGCGTCGCCATCGCCAGCTGCAGCGACAACGGCGGCGCCGGCAACGCGATCGGCACCTTGCTGCAGATCACCAACAACGCGGGCACCGCTGATCTGGCCTCGGCCGGTTCGGCGCAGCCTGTGTGCGGCATCCTGAGCGAGACCATCGCTGCGGCGGCCGGCACTGTCCTGCGGCGCGTTGTGGTCATCAAGCAGTTCTGATCTCCGCTACCCGGCCCAACCGGGTACACTGGCCCCGTCCGCTGCGTGCGGGCGGGGCTTCGTTGTAGGAAGGACCCGTGAACCTTGGCGAGCTCATCGACTTCTGCGGCAACCTGCTCGACTACGACCCGACGAACGACACCTACCGGTCGCAGCTCGTCGCGCTGCTCAACGAGGCGCAGACACGCACGCTCACCGACCGGCCTTGGGACTTCGCACAGCGCGACCGCAGGCTGCAGGTCTACACCGACAAGACGTTGCCTGTGACTGTGACCAACGGCTCAGCGACGGTCGGCGGTGGTCCCTTCGTTGTGTCGAGCTCCGCGGTTTTGCCTGGCTCTCCGCTTGACCGAGCGGTCATCGAGATCACCGACAGCACTGCGACAACCTACACGCACCGCATCGCCTGGGTGCTCACCGGCGCGCAGCTCTACCTCGACCGGCCATTCATCGGCGTGACCGGCGCCTACACGGCGACTGTGAAGCGGCGCGAGGTCTACCTGCCCTCGGACTGCATGCAGGTGCAGAACGTAGGCGACCCGTCGCAGGGCACCCCCGCGAAGGTGATGTTCCTGAGCAAGTTCGAGCGCGAAGATGCGAACCTGTACCCAGAGCTGCTCGGCACAGTCGAGGCCTACCTGCCCAGCGAGGGCAAGCGCATCCCGGCGCCGCAGACCCCTCGGGGCATCACGACGGTAGCGGCTGTCGGTCAAGGCGCGCGCACGCTCAACGTCTACATGGTCAACGTGCAGGGCATGCTGGCTACGAACTTTAGGGTCTACCGAAGCGATGTGAGCGATGGCTGGGAGAGCGCGTTCAGCAAGGTCGCCTCGTTCAGCCTGAGCGACAACGAAACGCTGCGCTTCCAGCCCGAAGTGGTCGACGACACGACCGGCTTGTATCGTCGGTACTACTTCACCTGTCCCGAAGCCGGCATCCTCGCACCGGTGCGCGTGCGCAGCGCAGGAGGGCAAGGTGTTGCAGCGGCTGGCGTCGACACGCTCAACCCGCAAGGCGGCGTCATCCTGGCCCCTGCGCTGGCTCTCAGCACGTTGCAGGCGCAGACATTCCAAGCTCTCAGCGTGCGCTACGTCTGGGACCAAGCGGCCGCGTACCAGAGCATCCAGCTCTACCCGCACCCAAGCGCTGACCAGCTGCTCGAAGTGCGCATGCTCATCGCTCCAAGCCGGATGCTCGAGGACCAGGACGCTCCGCTGGTGCCTGCGGCCTACGCGCAGGCCATCGCCTACACGGCGCTCGAGGCGCTGACGCTCAAGGTCGACAACGGAGCGCTATCGGCGGTCTACCAGCGCAAGAAGGATCTCATCATCCGTGGCATGGAGCAGGCCTACCTCAAGGCCGTTCCGCGTCGCATCGTGAAGGGAACACCAACGGCCGGCTATCGCTGGGTAACGAACCCCTACGGGCCGCTGCGGCTGCTCCCATGAGGCTCTGATGCAGGTCGATACCGTACAGGCTCCGCTCGCTGCAGGCCTCGTTACGAGGCTCCCGCAGGACCCCTCGAGCGCGGGCCGCATCGAGAACTGGACCATCGACCAGGCCACCGGGGGCTGGTCGAGTCGCGTCGGCTACGAGTCGTTCGTGCCTGCTGCGACCACGTGGGCCCCGTTCTCGAGCTGTGGACCGGTCTACAGCTTGCATGTTGCGCAGGCCTTGGCGGGAGGAGCTCGACAGCATGTGATGTTCGAGGAGCAGGGGAACCTGCACCTGCTCTACGACGCTGCAGGCACGCCGGTCCTGCGCACGCTGGCGACAGGGCGGCATGTGCCGACTGTGACCGAGGCCGCAAGCTGGTACACCGACACGCCGCATGGCACGGTCATCACCAACGGCTTCGACCGACCGGTCATCGTGAAGCCTTGGCCGTTGGGCAGCATCGTCGACGCAGCCAACACGATCACGCAATGCATCCGGCCTCTCGGCTTCGATGGCTTGCCTACGGCTGTGGCGCCACGCAGCGTCAAGCCCGTCCCAGCTCCGCCCTTCCCGCCTGACATCAAAGGCAGCGGGAACGGCGCCGTTACGCTGTGGTGCCCTTCGCAGGGCAACGCAATCCCGGCCGGCGGAGTGTGGGGCCTCGGCTTCGCCAACAACACCACCGGACAAGACGGAGACAAGGAGGCGAAGTACGGCTACGCGCTGTCTTTCGTGACCGATTCAGGCAGCGAAGGACCCGTGTCGACCTTGAGCTCGGTCGCTTGGGGGCTTCCGGCTGGCGCTGAGGGCTTCAAGCACGCTGTCGCAGTCACGATTCCCACGGGACCGAAGGGAACGGTCGCGCGCAAGCTCTACCGAACGACGAACTACAGCGATGACTACGACTTTCCAGGCGATACCCGGCTGTACCTGGTCGAAACCATCAGGAACAACGTCGACACGCTGTATTTCGACGCTGCACCGACCGCACTTCTCGGTCAACCCGCTCCCGACATCGCGACAGGGCCTCTGCCAGCGCCGCGCGCCCGCTTCTCGGCTGTCTGGAATGGTGTGCTTTGGCTCGATGGCGGCCTCGAAGACAGCCGCACGCTGTACTACAGCGCCCAAGGCCTCATCGAGCAGTTCGCAGCCGATGCGTTCATCGAGCTCGCTGCGCAGGGAGGCGCTATCACTGCGCTCTTTGCGCACTACACGGCGCTGCTCGTGTTTCGCGAGAACGGCATCGACGTTGTGCAAGGCGATGCGCAGGCCGGATTCACTGTCACGACGCTGAGTTCGTCTGTCACTTGCCGCGCCCCGCACTCGCTGGCGACGGTTCCCGGCCTTGGTGTCGTGTTCTTGGCGCTCGATGGCGTCTACGCGATCACCGGAGGCCTGCAAGGCGGAGCCGTGAACGACCTGGTCAAGCTCACGACGATGCAAGACCAGTTCATCAACCGCATCACGGCCGATGCGTTCCCGAAGGCTGTCGCGACCTGGTCTGCGCAGGAGCAAGAGTACGCGCTGTTCGTGCCGACGCTTGGCAACGACCGGCCTGACACTGGGTTCATCCTGCATGTCGACCGGTTGCAAGCGGCGTCCAACACTTCGCCTTGGTCGACCCGCAAAGGCTTCCCGGTCGGCGCTGTGAGCACCTTCTTCGGAGGCGCCATCGTCTTCGGGCATCACACGGGCAACCAAGACACAGCGCCAGAGAGCGAGCGCGGTCTTTTCGTGATGAGCGGCAAGCGTGCGCTCGGTCGCGTCCTTGTCGACGATGCGCTCAAGGATGGACCGACGCCAACCAGCATCTACCGTTCGGCCTGGTCTGCGTTCGGCGATCCGCAGACGCAGAAGCAGGTCGCCTACGTCACGGTCTGGATGCTCACCACTGGCAACCAGCAGATCACGATGCGGCACTACAAGGACTTCAGCCTGCAGGTAGTCGAAGAGCGGACCTACTTCGCGCAGCCGCCAGACGCCGCATCGCTTGCGACGCTCGACAAGAGCGTGCTGAGTCAGGCGACCTACCGGGATGAGCGCTTGGTCCCACTGCGCTTCTCGGTCGCGCATCAAGGCTGCAGCTGGTTCTGCTTCGAGCTCGAGACGCAGGAAGACCTGATCCTCGTGGGCTGGGAGTACGGCTTCACGAGCAAGGGCACGCAAGTCGTGATGGGAGTGCGCGCATGAAGCACTGGACAACCCGGCAAGCGGTCGCACGCAGCGTCATCGCACCGGACACGATCAACGACGAGCTCGCTGTCAGTCAGAGCAGCATCACGACGCTTGACCGATCGCAGATGCCGCCTGACTGGTGCAACGCATCGCGGCTTGAGGACTACGCGCTACACAGAGTCTACCAAGACCCGCTCTACCCGTTGTCCCGCGGTGGCGAGCAGACTGCAGACCAGGACACGAGCGTTCCCAACAACTCATGGATTAGCAGCACCATTCAAGTGCATCTGGGCGACTGGACCCACATCGGTTCGGCCATCTCGCTCGCAGGCTTCAAGGGCGGAAGCCTGTACATGGAATACGGCTGCAACAGCTACGCCAACAACATCTTCGCGCGCGGCGTCAATGACGGCTACCCAGGCTCTCCGGCCTACGTTCGGCTGCGCATTTTGGTCAACGGCATCACCCTCGCCGAGCGGCGCGGCAAGGCCTCGCATGGTCGGTGCAGGGTCTTTGGCTCTATGCAGCTACCAGCTGGCGACCTAACGGTGGACCTGCAGTTCAAGCTCACCGAGGCCAGCGAGGACGCTGCGCTCGTGACGTTGGCCGGAGGCCATCTGATGCAGGCTCACATCTACGCAGGCCGCTACCTTGCGATCGGGAGGTGGCGATGAGCCGCATTACACGA